GTGGCACGACTCGACGCCCGAGGTCGAACTGGTGCTCAAGGCCGCCGTCGCGGCGGGCACCACGACCGACGCGACCTGGGCCGGCCCCCTCGCCCCGATCACGCCGCTGGCCGCGGATTTTCTCGCGCTGCTCCGGCCGCAAACGATCCTCGGCAAGGTCGACACGTTCTTCAAGGTGCCGTTCAACATCTCCGTCCCGGCGCAGACCGGCGGCGGCACGTATCAGTGGGTCGGCCAGGGCGCGCCGAAGCCCGTCGGGAAACTGGCGTTCTCGACCATCACGCTCGCGATTCTCAAGTGCGCCGGGATCATCGTGATCACCGAGGAGCTCGCGCGCACGTCGACGCCGTCGGCCGAGGAAGTCATCCGGCGCGACATGATCAACGGTATCGCCGCGTTCCTCGATACGTCGTTCATCGACCCGACGCAGGCCCCCGTCGCCGGCGTGTCGCCGGGCTCGGTGACCAACGGCGTCACCCCGATCACGACCGCCGGCCCGACCCCGGCCAATGCGCGCACCGACATCCAGGCGCTCGCCAACGCGATGACGGCGGCGCTGATTCCGAGCGCCGGCGCGGTGCTGATCCTCTCGGAAACCAACGCGCTCGCGTTGACCAACGCCCTTAACCCACTCGGCCAGCCGTTGTTCCCGGGCATGGCGCAGGGCGGCGGGATGATCATGGGCTACAAGGCGATCGCCTCGCAGTCGGCCGGCAACACCGTCGCGCTGGTGCAGCCGAGCGCGATTCTGTACGCGGACGACGGCGGCGTGACGATCGACGTGTCGCGCGAGGCGTCGTTGCAGATGGACAGCGCGCTCGACAATCCGCCACTCGCCACCACCCTGCTCACCTCGCTCTGGCAGATGAACCTCGTGGGATTAAGAGCGGAGAGGTTCATAAATTGGAAAAAGGCGCGGACGGGCGTCGTGCAGTACACCGCCGCGACCTACACGGCCTGACCCATGCGCGTGCCGATGACGGTCCTGCGCGACGGGTACTACGACGGGGCGTACCCGCGCGCGGGCGACACGATCACGGTGGAGGCCGGGCTCGTCGAGGCGCTCGAGGTGTCCGGGTTCGCCATGCGGTGCGCGGTGGACGCCATCCCGCCGCGCACCGTCGCGACGACGACCACGGGGAGGAAACATGGCCGGTGACTCGCTCGACGTCGTCGCGCGCACGTATCACACCGAGAACGGCGTCGAACACGCCGAGGGCGAGACCTACGCCGTCACCGATCGCGTGCTCGCGGAAACCCTGCGCGGGATCGGGTTCGTCTCGATCGATGGCTGGACGGATACCGCGCCTGGCGGCGGCGGGACGGCGCCGGTGCTGACCGGCCTGACGCCGGCCAGCGTGGCGCTCGGCGCCGCCAACTTCACGCTGCACGTGCACGGCACCGGGTTCGGCGCCGGCGCGGTGATCGTCTTCGCCGGGCAGGACGAGCCGACGACGGTGGTCTCGGACACGGAGGTCACGACCGGCGTCGATATGGCCGTCTGGCTCGGCCCGGATTCGGTCGCGGTCGCGGTGCGCCAGCCCGACGGCGCGGTGAGTAACGCGCTGCCGTTCACGTTTACCGCGGCCCGCTGATGGCGAGCGTCCGGCTGCACCTGTTCGGCCGCGGGCTCGAACTCACGGCCAAAACCCTGACCGCGCCGTACAGTCCCGGCGCGGCCACCGGCGGCGGGTGGTATCCGCTGGTCGTGCGCGAACCGTACGCCGGCGCCTGGCAGGTCAACGTCGAAGGCCGCCGCGACCAGGTCCTGCAATACGCACCCGTCTTCGCGTGCGTCACCCTGATCGCCCAGGACGTCGGCAAACTCACCCTGCGTCTCGTCCAAGAGAACGCCGACGACATGTGGGAGGAAACGTCCTCGCCGGCGTTCTCGCCCGTCCTCCGCAAACCGAACCGTTATCAGACTACGACCAAATTCGTCGAGCAGTGGATCACGTCGAAACTGATGTGGGGGAACGCCTACATCCTCAAAGAGCGCGACGCGCGCGGCGTCGTGGTCGCGCTCTACGTGCTCGACCCGCTGCGGTGTACGCCGCTCATCGCGCCCGATGGCGGCGTGTACTACCAGCTGCAACACGACAACCTCTCGGGCAGTCTCGCCCTGGCGCGCGAACCCGCGGACAAGTTCATCCTGCCGGCCAGCGAAATTATTCACGACCGGATGGTGTGTCTGTTTCACCCGCTCGTGGGCATGTCGCCGATCTATGCGTGCGCGACCGCCGCGCTGCAGGGGCTCGCGATCCAGGCGACCTCGAGTGCATTCTTCACCAACGGCAGCCGCCCGAGCGGGTTGATCACGGCGCCGGCCGGCATGACGCCCGACCAACTCGCCCAGGCGAAGACCGACTGGGAAACCTTCAACGGCCCGGGGAACGCCGGCCGCGTCGCCGTGATCACCGCCGACATCAAGTACACGCAGTTGTCGATGAACGCGGTCGACGCGCAACTGATCCAGCAACTCGGGTGGACCGCCGGGACGATCTGCAGCGTGTTCCACGTGCCGTCGTTCCTGATTGGCGTCGGCGAACTCCCGCGCGGCGTGTCGCTTGAGTCGCTGTGGCAGATGTATCACTCGCTCTGCCTGCAGTCGTTGATCACGAATTTTGAGAACGCGCTCGACGAGGGCCTCGGCCTGACGACCGCGACCAGCGGCACGCAGTACGGCACCGAGCTCGACATCGACGATCTGATTTGGATGGACAACTCGACCAAGACCAAGGCCGCGGCGGATGCGATCGGGGCCGGCGCCATGTCACCGGACGAAGCACGCGAGCGGTACTTCGGGCTCGGCCCCGTCGAGGGCGGCGACACGCCGTACATGCAGCAGCAAATGTTCTCGCTGAAGGCCCTGGCGCAGCGCGACAAGAATGATCCCTTCAGCAAACCCGCACCGGCGCCGACGGCGGGCGCCGGCCAGGTGGCGCCCGACCAGGTCGCCGCGGCTGTGCGTCATCTGCTCACGAAAGCCCTGGACGAGGCCGCATGACCCAGGACGAGATCGCGGCCATCGTCGAGGGGATCGCGCCGGTCGTGCGCGACTACGTCAAGACCGCGTTGGGCGAAGTCGGCCTGCGCGTGCAGAAACTCGACGTCCAACTTGCGGGCGTCGTCACCGCCACCACCGAGATCGGCACCATGCGCGAACGCCTCGCCGGCCTCGAGGCGCGCGCCCAGGTACCGGGGCCGCCCGGCCCGGCCGGCAAGGACGGCGTGGACGGCCTCGGGTTCGATGACCTCGGCGTCACGCAACTGGACGACCGCTCGTTCACGATTAACGCGCGGCGTGGTGACGTCATCAAGGACATCGGCACCGCGCAGTTCGCGCTCGACATCTATCGCGGCGTGTGGCTCGAGGGCAAGGCCTACGAACCCGGCGACGGCGTGACGTGGGCCGGCTCGGAGTGGCATTGCTCCGCGGCCACGACGACGAAACCGGGCGACGGGTCGAAGGCGTGGACGCTGAAGGTCAAACGCGGCCGCGACGGCAAGGACGGCAAGGACGGCGGGCCCGGCCCCGCCGGACCGCAGGGCCGCGACTGGCAGCAGGTCTACGACGACACGAGGCGGCGGTGAGCACGTTGGTGACCCTCGCCCAGGTCAAGGCGCGGCTGCGGATCACCTCGACCGCGGACGACCCCGACGTGCAGAGCCTGGCCGACCAGGCCGAGGCGCAGATCGTCGGCTGGTGCAGCACGACGGTGCGCGCGAAGGCCATCGCCGACACCTGGGTCGACGCGGCCACCGTGCCGCTGGTGGTCGTGGCCGCGATTCTCGTGCAGGCCGGCGAGCTCTACCGGTTCCGCGGCGATGAACCGGCCGGGCCGCCGCGCGAGGCCGGCGAGGAGCTCGGCGTCCAGGTCCGCGAACTGTTGCGTGCGTATCACGACCCGGGGATCGCATGAGTCCGAGCGCGACGCCGTACATCGCGAGCGGGCAGCGGCTGCACCAGGGGCTGTTCCAGAAGCCCGGGCCGCCCGTGCCCGATGGCACCGGCTGGGTCGAGTCGTGGATCGATCTGCCGCCGGCCGAGTTCGCGCGCATCACGCCGGCGTCGCAGGCCTCGCTCGAGCAGATCACCGCCGGCACGGTGCTGTCGATGGCGACGCACATCGTCACGGTGCCGTACCGCCAAGGCCTGACGACGAAAACGCGATTCCTCTATGACGGGCGCAGTCTCTCGGTGCTCGGGATCTTCGACTACGAGGAGCGCCACGTGCAGCTCAACCTCGTGTGCGCGGAGGTCGTCGAGTGAGTGCCGGCCCGGGCGGCGCGGCGGTGTGGTTCCAGTGGACGGGGCTGCAGGAGCTCCTCGCGCAGTTCGCCACGCTCGCGCCCGATCTGACGCAGGCCGCCGCGCCAGCGGTCGAGACGGCCGCGCAGGCCGCCAAGGCCGCGATCTATGACGGCTATCCCACGCGCACCGGCGATCTCAAGCAGCATCTGACAGTCGTCGTGCACACCGACGCCACGCGCACCGAGGCGGTCGTGATCAATACCTCGCCGCACGCCGCCGTGTTCGAGCGGGGCAGCCAGGCGCGGCACACCGCGATCGGCGCGAACCGCGGCTCGATGCCGGCCAATCCAATCTTCTCCGCGACGATGATCCGCTGGCGCCGCGGCCTCTACGCCGGCCCGATCCCGCGCGTGCTCGCCGACATGGGCCTGACGGTGACCGGCGGTGCTTAACGTCGCCACCGTCACGATCGCGGTGCTGCAGATCCTGCAGCAGGACACGGCGCTGCGCGTGCTGATGCCGGACGGCGCGTGGTTCGCCGAGGCGCCCTCCGGCTCGACGCGGTTCGTGATCCTGCAGCTGGTGTCGTCGGCCGAGGTGCCGATGTTCGGCGGGCCGGCCTACAAGGACGCGGTGTATCTGGTCGAGGCCCGCGCCCTGATGACCAGCGGCGCCGACGTCGAGCAGGCCTTCGCGCGGATCACGACGCTGCTGACCGACGCCGACCTGGTGATCCCCGGCTATGGCGCGATGCTCTCGCAATTCGAGGAAGAACTCGAGACGGTCGAAGTCGACGACATCGATCCGTCCATTCGCTGGAACCGCTGCGGCGGCCATCTGCACGTGATGGTCGCGGCGAGCTCGACGACGTCAACCCTGTAACCCCGACGAGGCACGTATGGCCGCACCCGATCGACTGCACGGTAAAAACGGCGCCATCAAGATGGACCCCACGGGCGTCGGCGGGGCGACTGCCGTCCTCGTCGCCTCGCTCAACAAGTGGGATCTGGACATGGCGACCGACAAGGTCAAGGTCACCTGTTTTCAGGACACGAATCAGGTCTACGTGGCCGGGCTGCCCGACATCAAGGGCACGTATGCCGGCTGCTACGACCCGGCCGACGGGCTGGTGATCTTCGATGTCATCAGCGGCAGCGTGGCGCCGTGGCTCGAGATGATCCCCGACCTGTCGACGCCGACGGTGATGTTCTCGGGCAAGGGCCTGATGGACGGCAAGATCAGCGTCGACGCCAATGGCGCGATCACGATCGGCGGCTCGTTCGTCGCGAACGGCCCGTGGGTCCTGCCGAGTGCGGCGTAACGCCGGAGGCCGGGCGTGCTGTCGGGCGTGGTCGGGTCGATCAAATGGGGGCACTACACCGCCGCCGCCATCAACGGCTACTCGGTGACGCCGCTGAACAAGGCGCGCACCCAGTGGCGGCTGGTCGCGACGGTCGTGCTCGCCGATGCGTTCAAGATGGCGCAGACGCCGCTCGTGTTCACCGCGAAACATGCCAAGGGCGAATGGCGGTGGCCGATCACAACCCTCGCGCGACGCGAGGCGTCGCTGACCGCGACGCTCGGGCCGCCGCAATCGCTGGTGAAATGAATGGGTCGCTGTCGTGTGGTTGCGCCCGAGGTCGTGCGGCTCTCGCTCTCCGAGGGCGATTACCTCGACGTGCAAAAGGAACTCAACGCCGGGCAGTACGTCGAGCTGTTGAGCGCCCTGATGGAGCGCAAGCCGTTCGCGAAGGCGATCGCGTATCTGGTCGGCTGGTCGCTGGTCGGCCTCAACGGGCAGCCGCTGCCGTACGACCTCGACATGCCCGAGGCCGACCGCCGGTCGACGATTGGCGCGCTCGACAAGGGCACGCTGCGCGAGATCACCGCCGCGCTCGACAAACACGAGGCCGCGGAACAGGCCGCGCTCGACGCAAAAAAAAAGACGCCCAGTTCCGCACCCGAGTCCTCTCCACCATGAACATTTGCCGCGCGATGGGCGGCTGGCGCTACGAGTGGGTCGACGCGCTGCCGCGCGCCGTCTATGACGTGCTGGTCGAACATCTGAAGCATCCGCCCGAGGGCGACTGATGGCGCTCACCGGGACGCTGCTCGCCGACTTTTCCGCCTTCACCAACGAGGCGGCGAAGGCGACCACCGCCGTCAAGACGATGGAGACGGGCGCCGATACCGCCGCGGCGAAGCTCTCGAAGATCGGCGAGGGCGTCAACATCAAGAGCACGCTCAGCGACCCGATGGGCACCGCGACGACGGTCGCGACGCAGTACGCCGAGTCGCTGGGCGCGGTCGGCGTGGCGTCCGTGGCGCTGACCGGCGGCGTCGTCGCGCTCGGCGCGGCGCTCTTCGAGCTCGGGGCGCACTCGGCCGAGGTGATTGCGAAATTCGACGACCTGGCCGACAAGACCGGGATGAGCGTGCCGGCGCTCTCGCGCCTGTCGAATGCCTCGCAGGTCATCGGCGCCGACCTGGGCCAGCTGACCGACGTGGTGTTCAAGCTCGAACAGCGGATGGGCGAGAACAGCACCACGTTCCAAAAAGGCATGGAGGCGATGGGCCTCTCGACCGAGGACCTCAAGGCCGCCGGCCCGGATCATTACCTCGAGCTCGTGACGGCGGGGCTACAAAGCATTGCCGATCCGTCGGCGCGGGCCGCGGCGGGCACTGAGGTCCTCGGCAAAGGCTATCGGGACGTCGCGCACGCGCTCAACGATCTCGATGACGGGCTGCGTCTCACGGCCGATATCACGCCCTTTACCGAGCAGCAGGCCAAGGACGCCGAGGCGTTCGGGTTCCAGGTCGCCGCGCTCGAGGTCCACGTCAAAGCGCTCGGGGTCGCGCTCGGCGCCGAGTTGATCCCGATGCTGTCGACCGTGGTGGGGTGGATTGAAAAGCTGCGCGAGGAGTACAACGCGCTGCCCGACGCGATCAAGACGCTGATCAGCCCGGCGAACCTCGCGGGAGCGGCCTTCCGTGAAGCCACCGCGGCGGCCGAGGCGTTGGGCCTGAAGGCGACCGAGCTGCCGACGGTGGCCGGTCCGGCGGCGCGCGGGCTCGACGCGATGCGCAATAGTGCCAAGGATCTGGCGATCGCGGTGCCGACGGTGACGGATGCGTTCGCAGCCCAAAAAGAGGTCATCGCCGCGGATGCGGCCGCCCTCAAGGCCTGGGAAGAAGCGACGGCGGCGGTCACCGGCGCCCTAGTCGGCTGGCAGACCACGCTCGACACCGTCGATGGGGCCGTCGTGGAAGCGATCAAGTACTACCTATCGGCCGGCGTGTCGCAAGGCGATCTCGCCAAGGCGTACGGGTTGACCGCCCAACAAGTGAAAGCCGTGCAGATCGCGCTCGAGGACTACAGCGCCGCGCTCAACAGCACCGCCGATTTCGAGAAGGACGCCGCCGCGCGCCGCCTCGAGATTACGAAGCAGATGACACAAGCGATCAATGACCAGATCGTGGCGAAGCTGAAACAGCAGCAGGCGGACGAAGCCTTTCTCGCGACCGCCCTCAAGGACGCCCAGGCGCAGGACGCGATGCAGCAGGGCGCGATGGCCACGGCCGCGGTCTCGACCCAGGCGGCCGAGACGATCGGGTCGTCCTACGAACAAGGGTTCAGCCGGTCGAGCGCCGCCTCGAGCGCGTTCCGCAGCAGCGCCACCGCGGACGCCGCGGCGGTCGCCGCTGCCGCCGCCGCTGCGACCGCGACCTGGGAGACGACGCAAGGGCGCCTCGATGCGTTCCAGGCGGCGCAAGCCGCCAATCCCAGCAACATCCGCAGCATCGTCGGCGAGTTTGGCGGGATGCCGTATGTGCAGACGCGCGACAGCGGCGGACCCGTGGTCGCCGGCCAGTCGTACCTGATTGGCGGCGGCAAGGCGCCCGAGATCTTCACCCCTGGCGCCAGCGGCTTCGTGACGCCCGGCGCCGCCGCCGGCGGCAGCCACGTCACGCAGAACATCTACATCACGCAACCGCTCGGCACCGCGGACGCGATCGCGCGCGCGGTCGCCGACGCCCAGGTGCAGTTGATGCGCGGGCAGGGCG